GGTTTTTCCTTTAAGGTTTCACGGATTTCGTTGTAGAGGTTGATGCAGGTGTTGAGCTTTCGGACTGTTGCGTCTGCGTCGTCTGTGATGGCGACAAGAGCTTGAGCAGCCTCTGGCTGTAGTTCTGCTGTTCCAAGGTCAGCTCCGGAGGAAGCGGTGGCATCTCCGGTGGCTTGTACGGGGCACACTGGGGTTTTGACAGGAATCCGCAACTGCATAACACCAGTGGCAATATCAGCGTTGCGCTTTTGTTGTAAAAGTTTTGCATTTTGGTTTGCTTTCTGAAGTTGATTTGCTTGAGCATTTACGGCAGTCACAAGCACTTGCTCTTTTTGTCTAGCTTGCTCATTAAGAGCTGCGATTTCAAGTTGCTGTCGCGTGTTTTCGTCATGTTTACCTTTGTAATACCCGCCTCCAAAGCTGCTAAGTATCGCAAAGATAATTCCAAGAAGAACGTAAGGGTTAAATATGCTCATGGTATTTCCGTGTTGCTAGGAGCGTTGACGCTCAAAGGTTTGACCGGCACTTGCGGAACCGGCGGTTTAGGTGGCGCAGAAGGCATTGTAGCTTGGCTACCGTGGTTTACAGCCAGCAGTGTTCCTATGATAGATATCATCGAAATTACTGCGGTTTTGAGTAACTCAAGCAAAAACGCGTCATTTTTGGCTTGGCCGACCATAGGTTGAGTGACAAACATAACACAGTACAGCAAACCAAAAATCATACCAACAATCGCCACGTTAAAGAACATCAATGTCCAAAACTGGCTCAAGGCTTGCCATTCTTCAGGGCTTCTTTTTGAGGTTGTCATACATTTCCTTTGTAATTAAATCTCTAGTGCAGGTTCCAGACGCATCGCACTGGGGCGGTTCACATTCAGCTTTTCCCCAGTTCTGAGGATCTTGGCATGGATAACGATACCTGTCTTCGCACGCGGTCAAAAATAGGATTGTCATCAAAATTAACAGGCTCTTTATCACGATTTTTCCTCTCAATTTCTCGCCGTAGCTTTTCAATTTTTTCCGTCTGCGCCCTGACTTCATGCTTGGCTTCCAGCACATCTAAGTACAAGAATGCGAGCAGTGGCAGCATCAGCGCAACCAGAACAACAGCAAAAATCCAGCCCAGCACACCCATCACATTTTCCTCCACTGGCTGAGCCACAGGAACCACGTCCACAGGTAGAGGATAAGAATAAGCGTCAGGACTGCGGCTCCCGCCTTGAAGTTGTGACTTCTTTGCCTTTGGTGCCGTTGCCATCTTAGCCTTCTCTCCCGTTGTTCTTGTCCCAGTCTGGCAGCTTCTTGTTCGGCGGCTATGACATCCCGCATCTCAAACACCTTACTGTACAACGCACCCATTTCGGGAGGACTTTGATACACCATCGTTTCCCTGATCGTCACTTCCAGAGCCGCCATCTGATCCATCGCCATCACCCGCTTCAGCGCGGCTTCCATCTGGTTCTGATCTGGATTAAATACGTTTCTGGACTTTTCTTCTTCCTCCCGGATGTGCGCTGCTAACTGTTCTTGGATTTTGAAGAATTCTGTAAGACTCTTGACAACTCCAACCATGACCTGCGTCTCGTCAACAGCGACATACCTGTCTTTCTTTTTCGCCACAGGCTTGGGCGCGGTTGGTTTTGGCGCACCGCCAAAGAGTTTTGCAAGCTTCCCCCAGAAACCGTAAATCTCTTTTCCAACTCCGATAGCTTCGTCAACTGTAGCCTTAACCTCCATGAAAGAGGTCTTTGCTTGTTTGTAAAGCTCACAACCCTCTTTGATGGCGGCAACACAAGCATTTGCAGCAAAAAGGAGGGAGATCGGATCAATTTACAGCCCCAAAAGTTTTTTGACAAACTCTGCTGCTACGCCAGGACCAAATAAAACACAGCCCATCACTACGTATATAAGGTATTCAATTTTGGTCATACGTTTGTCCCCAGCAGACAATGATTTCTGAATAGCTTCATATCGTTCGGCGCAAATAGCTTCGTGCACAGCAAAATTTATTTCAAGTTCTTCACTCATGGTCTTTCGGCTCCGCTTCTACGGCTGCTGCCATAGCCTCTTTGTGTTCATTTTGAAAACGTTCAACCAACTGAAAGACTTCTTCGTATGGACGCTTGCCCAAATAACCGAGAACTGCATTTGCCAAGTCTACGCTGATAGTCACTTTTTCGTTACCCATTACAAACTCCTTTGGTTAAAAATTCAATTATAAACTGGCCATTGCTGCGAATTTATTGCGGCTTTTACCTCTTCCGCAGTTGTCGCTGCTTTAATCGCATCTACAATTCTATTACCTTCTACAAGCACTGCTGCTCTGTATGCGGCTATCACTTCCGGTATATCGATGTTTCTTTCTAGTTTTCTAAGTACGACCCAATCTGTGGGTTGTAGGTATAGGTTTGTGAGTTTTTTAAACTCTTCAGTCCATTGAGGTTTTAAGCCTCTACGTATCGTTTCTTCCCCCTCAAGTACGTTATCTAGAGGTTTTGGAAGGTCAACATCATCATAGTACTGACCATCAAAGTATGGTGGCGCTGGTTTATCAGCGACTTGGATAATACCTACCGCCTCTTTTTCTGCCGCTGTCGTTAGCTGCAACCAGTTATCAGGATACCAAGTCCCATTTATTTCAAAAGGAGCATTGATCGGGAGAATTTTTCCGTTATACATGTACATAAAGTTACCTCGCGAGTGAAAAATTGACAGGAGCGTATGCCCAAGCGATATAGCAGTAATTGTTTCCGGCTGCATTTAAAGCTGTGGATCTTAATTTAAAACCATTGGACAGGATGTCTATAGATATAGTTAAAAAGCCGCCGCTCGACGTCGTTAAGTCAAGAGCTTGAGTTACAGGGTTTTGGTTAGCGACTGATGCAAGATTAACAGTGTTGTACGTGTTAGTCACACCGGTCAAATTTACTATATCAAAAGCATACCAATCTTCCGAATTTGTTATATTTTTTATCCAAACAAGTACGGGTGCAAAACCTAAATTTACAAAATACCCATCGGTTTGCCCGTTACCTACGTACGCCGCGACGTGTAGTACGCCGCGTTCTTTGTTAAAGATATAGTACTGGTATTTTGAGCCATTTTCGTTGACATAGGTGTTTGTGAGTAAATTAAAGCCTCCCGAATACAACCACATATCATTTTGAAATTGAGGGGTTACGGAGCTGTTAAGATATAGCTGATAATAACTGGGCAAGGCATTGCACCAAATTACCCAAGGAGCTGCGCTTACATTGAGCTTTTTTATCATCACAAAATCTATATCTTGTCCTGGCTCGTCTACCAATGTCAAACCCGTACCGTTGCCTGTGTATACACCGGTAACGATCCCCATATTATAAGAGTAAAAACCATAGATGGGAGAAGCTGAAAAAGTTCCGTAGTTGGTTGTAGACACTGTAGTATATCTAAACGTATAGTTATAGTAACCGACAGTGTTTTGGTTATTTAAAATGTTTGTAGAAGATAACCCTATGACTCCTGAAGTAGAAGATACAGATATTTTAGGACCATCTCCTGTTGTGTACGTATTATTAGCCCCCAGTATCATGTAACCATTTAAAGCACTATTGTACGTAAATGCGCCTCCGTTGGTGTCTGCATATACGTTCGAGCTCAAAGTTTTAACAGCCGTTGTTGTGTACGATATATTAACATACACCTGAGCGTTGTAAGGTCCAACGCTTTGTGCGGCTCCAGTGCCCGTGTATCTAGAAATATAAAATGCGTTTCTAGGGTCTGTTACTACTGCTTGGGGTATAGTTGCTGTATTAATGCCTACTGCGTAATTTCCATAGTACTCAATTCCTACGTAGGGGTAAGAAAAACCTTGTTGCCCAAAATTTACGTAACCAGAGCCCATAGGGGCTACACTGTTTCCTCTTATAAAAGGAATAAATACCTGCTTACGCGAGTACATGTTGTAACTGAGCGCCCAACTGTTGTTGCCAGTTGGTGATCCATTTGACCAAACTCCGTTCCTTGATACCCAAATATTACCGTGATCAATATTAATCATTATTCCAAAGATGTCTGTAGTTACGCATCCTGTAAAAAGTTGAGTTGCTGTGGATCCATCCCAAGAAGAGCATATGGTCCCAGCAGAGTTAAAACGTATCCCATAAACCTGCCTGAGGCTAGCAGCCAAAGGATCTTGACTATACTGATCAAAGTCGTCAGTGACATATCCACAAAACCAATCAGCCTGATTGCTCTTTTGAAACTCAAAATAGTAAGAATATGGTGCGGCAGCTACTGCAGCATTTAAGGTGAGGGTTCCTGGTTTAGAGTTTGTGGCAGTTGCAGTTGTAGTTGTGTACTGCAAATTCCCAGAAGATGGTAATGTTGCGGGAGAGCCAGCAGTGATTTGAAGAGGGTTTAAGGTGCAATAGTTAGAAGAAGTTATTGATATTGCAGGGTTGTACGGGACGTCATACAAACAACTATAAGTCAGTTTGTCTGATGACGTTGTAGACACATTTATCCCCCAGTTATTTCCTCTACCGCTAGTGTCATAGCCGAGTGTTGTTGCATTTGTTACGTCTCCAAAATCTAAATAAAACCCATTTGTCCCATAGCTAGACAACCCCGCAGCACTAAGCTGCATAGGTTGTGGAGCTACGTCTATAGAGTTTGTAGAGTATGATTTTTCAAAATACGCAGGAGGCACTGCTGCTCCATCTATAAATGAAACAGAGGTCATAACCCCGTCAAAAAAACTTGATGGACTACTCGCCGCTATTTGATGTCTAGCTGCGGTATTAAATATAGTGTTTGTTTGAGTTGCTACGTAATTAAGCGCTGTTGCGGGAGTATACGAATTGAGAAACCAGTTTGTTCCTGCTATCCCAAAAGTTATGTGATACCATGCTGATGGGTCTCTATATTTTGTAGTTGTAGTGTATATAGTCACCCCGCCGTACACTATGACTAGTTGATCTGCTGCGTTAAAACCGACGTAGTTGGAGGTATTAACAGAAAAAATAACCTGTGTAGACCCCATGGATCCTCGTTTGATCCAACAAGAAAAAGTCCAATAGTTAAGATCTCCAGCAGAAGCAAAAATTTTAGTGCAGAAGTTTGGAGCTATAGATCTAAACCGAACGCTACGAGTTGGGTAAATGGGGTTGTACACCACATTTTGAGTTTTAGAGATGAATTGATTTGGAGCTGCAAACATCTAGATTACCTCGCCAGAGCAGAAATAAAGTTCATGGAAGCCCAAGCACAGTATATATATGTAACTCCGGACACGTTTATGTTTGCTCCTGTAGTTGATCTTGTCTTAAAGCCGTTAGATAAAAAATCTATTGGAGAAGCGGAGCTAGAAGCTGCAGTTGTTTCTATGTTTAAGGCACTGCTAATCACGTTTTGAGCTGGGGTTGGTCTAGAGCTAGGATATGTTGTGTTGGACATAATAACATACCAACTACCCGTAGTGGAGCTGGCTTTTATCATCACAAGCTCGGGGGCAAAACCTGTATCTACAAATACTCCACTTGTTTGCCCTGTACCTACAAAACTTCTAAATTGAGAATATCCGGGAACTTCTGCAAACGCATAAGCAAAAAACGAACCCCCATTGGAATTACTAGAAATGCTGGTACCTACAGTTATGTTTGTACCCGCAGGAGCAGTGCTATTCCAAAGTGTTATATCTCCCGCTGATGCAGCATTTGTATTGAAATTTATATAGTTTGTTGCTCCTAACGAGACGTGGTAAATAACTAGGGGTGGGACTGTGGATAGGTAATCTTTAACAATGACAAACTTAGCGAGAAGCCCTACTGCTACGGTTCTATTCGCGCCGGTACCTGTGTACAAAGTGATAGACTGAGCTGAGGAGTTATTCCTAAAAGCCCAGTACTTGTACGTAGCGGCACTTGTGTTGATGTTAGCCAAAGTACCGACTGTAAAACTAGCGTTCACTCCAAGACCTGTAACACCTTGTGTTTGCGTTGTTTGCGCGGGACCGGCTACGTCGGTGATAAGTTGTTTATTATCTCCTCTACTTGAATCATACAAAACCCCATCGCCCGTAGTGCTGCTTGCATGCAACCAAGCGATACCCACAGTTGTCAGTTGTGTTGTGTTGCTAAGTGAAGCTCCTGTTCCGGTGTATTGTCCGCTGTACACATAGTTGTAGGGCAACGCGAGGCTAGATGCGGAAATTGTGGTGTTTAGGTTTCTAGAGTTTAGAGCTTTGAATAAGGTGACATTGGCAGTGTAGGTAAAACCCTGCTGCCCAAAATTGGCGTAAAACGCACCAACGGTTCCACCTCCAGGACCCCGAACAAAGGGGTACCACTGTCTACCGCTAGTAGACGGAGCTGTAAATGTTAACTGGGGAGTTGTGCCTGAGTCTGGGTTTCCAGCAGGGAATGTGCCATTCTTTGAAATCCACATAGACCCTGTTCCAAAGTCTACGGCGATTCCGTATATATCTCCAACAGCTCCACCTGTAAATAAAGAAGTTGCAGTGCCGGTTGTTCCACTAAAAGAACTTACGGTGACTGGAGAAGCTGTATTTAGCTTTGCGCAATAAACTTGCGAAGCTGTGTTTCCATCAGGGTTTCCACTATACAAATCAAAGGTATCATTGATCCACCCGCAAAACCAATCACCCGCTGTTGCCACTTGCCATTCAAAATACCATTTACCTGTGCTTACCGCATAAGTCCCTACTCTAGTTGTCACCCCTGCCGCTGCTGCGGTAGTTACGTATCTCTGTCCTCCCCAAGTTGGGAGATCAGTAGGGTTTCCGCTGGAGTAAGACAAAGAGGTTAGACCGCAGTAGTTAGACGAAATATCTGGGACTAAGGCTGTATTTGTATACTGAGAAGGGACATCATAAAGCACATCAAAGCTGACTTTATCTGAAATAGTATTGCTGATATTGGCAGACAAAGTCCAATCGTGGCTCAATCCACTTGTATCTAATCCAATATTTGCAAAACTTGATCTATCTCCAAAATCAAGATAAAAACCATTATTTCCATATACTCCATTCCAAGTCACTGAAGTCGGTGATCTTGGTATCGTCAGCAGGTTGTTTGTCGTGTCTTGCGCAGATAGCTCGCTTACCGATAAAGCTGCCCCGTCTATAAAAGATACACACGTGATAATGCCATCAAAATAGTTTGAGGCATTAGCATAGCCTATGGTGTGGCTTATCGCGGTGTTAAATATGGACGGGGAGCCTGAAGGGGTAAATGTGTAAATGCCGTTAACGACAAGGCTCATAGTTCCAGCGTTAGACGTAAACATAATCCAGTACCAACTTCCAGGATCTCTAAACACCATTGTTGACGTATACGCGTTTGTGCCGTTCATGGTCAGCACAAGCTGGTCGCTGGTGTTAAACCCTAAAAAAGTCGTAGTGCTAGCTCCCCATATGTTTTGCGTTGTACTTAGCGTTCCTCGTTTAAGCCAACAGGAAAATGTAAATGTGTTGGCTGAAGTTGGCGTTACAAAAGTTCTACTCAAGCCGCCAGACACTGAAGCTCTAAATCTTAAACTCTTGGACGGATACGTAGCCGGACCCGGAGCAGCAGCATGAGCTTTAGTCAAAAACTGATTTTTTGAAACCAGCATTATGCATATGCCTGAGCGTAATTACCGTACCAGCTTGTACCGTCTGATACAAACGATAAGATGTCCCAGCGAGACGCTGTAGTTGTGATTGTTGGAGCCGTAGCTGCTGGCCATTTTACCGATGTAAACGTACTAGTAAAGCTACCTGTTCCTGTGCTCAACAGCAGAATAAACGATTTACCCGCTACCAGAGCAGGCATGGTAAATGTGCAGTTTCCGGTCAAGGTTACCGTCTGCACTGTACCGTTGGTGAGCAGTATAGTCTGAGCTGTGCTACTGTTACCGATCGCTACAACCGACTCTACATAGTTTGTGACTGTTGGGTTGGTTAGGATTTTGGCCGACAAAGTCTCACTACCGCCCAGCGTAGCAAGCGTACCGGATGTAGGCAGCGTGATAGATGTTGCAGCTGAAACAGTGAGCGTGGTTGCAAAAGCACCTGAAATGGTAATTGTGCTTGCTGCATTATTAGCTATCCCAGTGCCGCCTTGAGCCGGTGTAACCACAGCTGCAGTGCTCAGCAGCGTTCCGCTAGTTGGAAACGTGACATCGGTTGCTGCCGAGAGCCTTCTAGTGTACGCAAAGTTGCCAACACCTGTAACAGTCATTGCTGCATTGTTTGCTATGCCCGTGCCGCCGTTTGCTGGACCTAGTGTTCCGGCTACGGTCACTGCTCCAGAAGTTGCAGTAGAAGGCGTCAGGCCGGTTGTTCCAAAAGATATAGTAGATACGCTAGAGCCAGCTGAACTCCAAGAGGGGTTTGCCGCTGCGCCTCCAGAAGTCAAGAATTGACCCGAAGTACCCGGAGCTAGTGCGCTCCATGTTGAAGCTCCACGATAAAGCACCGTGCCTTGCGTAGACGCGGTTAAAGCATTGTCTATTAACGAAGAGAGTCCTTGCCAAGACGGAGCAGTTGCCCCCGCATTGACCGCTTTAATTTGATATGCGGTGCCTAGAGAAAGAGC